CTTTTCGCCGTAAGTATCGAATTCGATATGTTCGTTTCATAAGACACCAAAAACCATAACCAACCACCTACGGGTGGTTTTTTTTCGTCCGTAGAAAGGCAAATCATGGCAACAGCACGCAAGTGGTCAAACGTCGCAGTAGCGATGCAATCGGCGCTAGCCGCCGCAATCACCATCACCGCAATCTCAAAAGCATCCGAGGGCGTGGTGACTGCAACTAACACCCTCGCCAATGGCGATTATGTCGTCCTCTCGGTTCAAGGCATGCGTCAGCTTGATGACCGCGTGTTCCGCGTCAAAACTGTTTCAGGTGCCAACTTTACGCTGGAAGGCGAAGATACCACCCTGTTTGACACCTTCTCAAGCGGAACGGCGCAAAAGCTGACGTTCGGCACATCGATTACCACCGCGACCAACATCAATCCGAGCGGTGGCGAATTCGACATGATCGACACCACCACGGTACACGTCGCTCAGCGTAGCCAGATGCCCGGCCTGCCGTCTGCTCTCTCCTATGGCATGGATCACATTTGGGACGTTGCAGATTCCGGACTTAAGGCGATGAAATCCGCATCCGATGCGCAAGCCAAGCGCTCATTTATGTTCACGTTCGGCACAGGTGGGCAGATCATGGTTTTTAACGGCTACGTAGGTGCGGCCCTGGCTCCGCTTGGTGCATCGCAGCAATTGGTGACGTGTAAAGCCACGATCACCTGTAACGGCACCCCGACTTACTACGCCAGCTAAGCCATGAGCCTTGCCGACAAAATCCGCAAGGCGCGAGAGGTAAAGGTGGAGGTTGATACCTTCACTTTTACCGTTCGCCGGCCTACCGACCTCGAAATGATCGAGCTACAAAAACAAACCGCCGCCCGCGCCATCCTGCCGTTTATCGTGGATTGGAGCGGGGTCAGTGAGTTGTCCATGTTCGATGGTGGATCTCCGCATCCGCTGCCGTTTGATCAAGAGGCTTGCGCTACATGGCTAGAGGATCGGCTAGACATCCTCTCAGAGATCGTCAAAAAGGCTTTTGCGGCTTACCAAGACCACAAAGCCAAGATTGAGCAGCTAACAAAAAACTGACGGAGTGGCTTGAGGGGCAAGACCTGCCGGGAAACCTCAAGCCAGCCACCCAAACGCCGGAAACCAGACTAGCGATCAGCGCATGGAATATGTGCGGTGGCATGGACTGGTCTGCAATTCCGGTGGTCGCTGAAATTCTCGGATACGACATAGAAATACTGATCGCCCAAATGGCGGCAATCAGGGATTACACCAAGGGTTAAAAGACATGGCCATCGCTACGCTATCAATTGATCTGGAGGCGAAACTAGCCAACCTTGAGCGCGATTTTTCCAAGGCCAGCCGGCTTGCCGAAGACAATGCGCGCAAGATGAAAAGCGCGTATTCAGACGTTGGTAAGACGTTCGAGAGCCTTGGCGCAGCGCTTGCCGGTGCAGTCGGCGTCAATTTCTTTACGACGCTGGTAGTTAGCGCGATTGATGCGCAAGACAAACTCAAAGACCTGAGTAAATCCACCTCGCTATCCGTCGAAACGCTGGCCGGGCTTAGCTCGGTGGCGCAAAAAACCGGATCAGATATTGATGGCATTGCTGATGCTATTAACAAGCTGTCGGTCAACATGGGCAAGGATGCTGAAAAGTTTGCCAAGTTGGGGATTGTCGCTAAAGACCCGGTAGAAGCATTTAAACAACTGGCCGATGTGTTTAACGCAATCGAAGACCCGCAAAAGCGCGCCGCAGTAGCTGCTGAAGCGCTTGGGAAGTCTTGGAAGTCTGCTGCGCCGGCGTTGTCCGAAGGATCTAAAGCAATCAGCGAAATGATCGATCGCGGTCAAAAGCTATCTGGGATCACGTCAGAAAGTGCTGACAAGGCAGACGAGCTAAACGATAACTTTGCCGATTTAAAAGGCTCGGTCGGTGGGCTTTCAACGCAATTTGCGAACAGCCTGGTGCCGTCGCTTAACGATACCGTCAAAGCCATGAATGCCGCCATTGAAAAAGGCAACATTCTTGAATCTGTCATTCGTGGCATTGCGGGGATTGGAAAAATCCCGTTCGACTTGATGCTAGGCGATATTGATATGACCGTTGGCGCGCAGATCAAGGAACTTGATCAGCAGTTAGCAACACTTGGCCGGCGACGCAGAGAAGGCGAAAACGGCGGTCTGTTGAATCAGTGGCTATACGGATCGACTGAGGAATTAGATAAGAAGATTGAAATAACACGCAATCAACTTGACGCGCTCAAGAAATATGGTGATCGCCTGACAAAGCCGGTTGCTGCATCGTCGGGTGTCGAATCGCCCAAAGAAAAAGACATTAAAGGCTTTTTGGGTGGCGACGAAAAAGGGGCGACGAAATCCCCCAAGAAAGCCAAGGAAGTACAGGAAGCCAGCGCCGAGGCAACCGCTTATGGCAAATCAATGCAGGCGCTGGCCGACATGACACGCGATGCCGATGCTGCCCTGCTTGATTTGAGCAAGAGCCAAAAAACCATCTATGACCTGATGGTGTCGAGTGAATGGCAATCCATGCCCGACACGTGGAAGCAAACCGCCATCGCGCAAGCAGAAGCAGCGATTGCCGGCGAGAAAGCCGCCGAATCAGCAAAGCGGCTCAGCGCCATGCTCGGCGAAACCGACTCGTCAAAAATCGAAAAGGCCCGCGATGACATGCTGTTACTCGTCGAAGCGCTGGAAGCCGGAAAAATCAGCGAGGAACAATACGTCGAAGCAGCAAGTAAGCGCTTGGATACCAACACGGAAAAGCTCAAAGAACAAAAAACAGTTGCCGAAGAGCTTGGGCTTACCTTCACTAGCGCATTTGAAGATGCAGTCGCTAGCGGTGGAGATGTTTCCAACATCCTTAAAGGGATTGAGCAGGATCTTATCAAGTTAATGCGGCGCTTGTCGGTCACTGAGCCGGCAATGAAAGCAATCTCTGGCGTCAATTGGGGCAGCCTTGCTAGTGGGCTTGTATCGAGTTTTATGGGCAGTGGCACGCCAGCGCCACAAGCTAAAGGCGGCGTGTTTACATCGCCATCGCTCTCGGCCTATTCCGGCGGCGTCTATAACTCTCCCACTCCATTTCGCTTCGCATCCGGTGCCGGCATCTTTGGTGAGGCTGGCCCCGAGGCCATCATGCCACTCAAGCGCGGGGCAGACGGCAAGCTAGGCGTGGCATCGCAGGGCGCTGGAAATGTCGTGGTCAACGTCATCAACAACGGCGAAGGCCAAGCCAAAACCGAGAAACGCAGCGATGGCCGGGGAGGCTCCATTATCGATGTGGTCATTGAGCAAGTGCGCGGCGCAATCGCCTCCGACATATCACGCGGTTCCGGACCAGTTCCAGCCGCCATGCAAAGCAGCTACGGGCTAAACCGCGCCGCAGGAGCCTACTAAATGCCCGCCTATCCCCTCACACTCCCCGCGCCGCTCTCCGATGGCTACGCACTTGATCCGGTAGAGCAAACCATACGCACGGATATGGAAGCCGGCGCGGCAAGAGTACGCCGGCGCACCCGCACTCGTAACGACATGTTGTCGGTTTCGTTTCTGTTCTCCGATGCGCAATTTCTTGAGTTTCGCACCTGGTTTGATGACGAGACAACCGGCATCAGCGGCGGCGCATCGTGGTTTGATATTTCATTGCCCGTTGGCAAAGGTGGCAGCACGCCCGAGACAGCCCGCTTTAAAGGCGTCTGGAAATCGGCCAAGATCGGCACGAATTGGCGTGTATCCGGCGAACTGGAGGTCAGGTAATGCCGGATAGCACACTCTCGCAGGCGCTCAAGGAAGCCTACGCCGCTGCGCCGTCAGACGTGATTATCTATCACACGCTGGAACTCAATCACCCGGCATTCGACCAGCCGATTTACGTGGTCAATGATTACGATGATCTGTTGGCATATCTCGAAACCGCCGCGCCAGTCACCTTCCTGCGCTTCGCCTTTCGCCTGACAAAGCCGGAAGTATCGCCGGTTGGCGTGCCTCAAGTAACGGTTGAGATTGACAACGTGAGCCGGGACATTCTCGCCAATGTTCAGCTAGCGATGACCTCCACAGATTTGATCACGATGACCTATCGGCAATATATCTCAACTGACTTGACCGGCCCGCAAAACGATCCTCCGATGACGATGGTTCTCTCGGGCATCTCGGCCACGGTGTTTAAAGTATCGGCTACCGCCTCATTCGGCGATCTGCACAACAAGCGGTTCCCTAATCAGGAATACACCGCCGAACGTTTCCCTGGATTGGTGGCGTGA